TTGTTTGTTTTTATTATAATATTTAGGCAGCTACCGCGTTATTACGCAATAGCCGCCTTTATATTAGTATTACGTATTATTGAAGTTTTTTCTCAATAGATTGGAAGATTTCAATACCTTCGTCTGTCTTGAAAAAAGCAGCCATAGCCGAATACGGATTTTCATCAAATGGAACTGTCATTAATTTTTTACCATTAGTTGCCCATTTAAAATCACGTTGATCAGGGGATAGCTTTATAATATTCGCTTCGCATGCTTTAATAGCAAAATTACGCAGCTGTATGTTTTCATCATTAACTAAATCTAAGAATAAACCTGGGTTTCTCTTAGCAAAGATTAACAAGTCTCTTTTTATCTCCTTAGAAGTCATCTTAGATACCTTAGAACCTAATTCAACACGAAGAATCGCTTCAGCTTGATCTACGTCCATAGTTGATGCAGCTGTCATTGCTTCTAATTCTTGTTCTAAGTAATCTAATTCATCAACCGCAATTAATACAGCATCAAACTCTTTATATTTTCTATTAAGTTGTGGATGAAATAGAGATAATAATTTTTGTAAATTTTGTTGTTCTTTTGGAACTGTTAGTGTCCCATTCTTAAATATAATGTGTCCAAGTGTAGCTTCTCCTTTTTGTTCATCTACAAATGGTGAATTTTGATTTGTTGCATATCTCAATTCTCTTTGTTCTTTTGTTACTGGATCAAACCATAACAGAGGAAATCTTCTAGAGTGTCTTGAAGATATTGTATAAGTTAGTGGACTATATGGTCCCATTAATAGATATGTTCTATCTTTTACTTCCCAAGCTTCTTGGGTTGTTGTTTTTTCTTTTGACATGATATAATATAATTAATTATTTTTTTTATTTTGAAAGTAAAAAAGAGTAAAAATTACCCCCGAAATTTCAACGAGGGTAAAATTTACACTAATTGGTTGTTACTAGGATGCTGAAGAAGTAAATAACACAAAGTTATTAGCTCCTTGAACACATAAACATCTTTCAGATAAGAAGTTTACCTCCATTGCATCTAAATCAGATGTATATGCTCCACCAACAGATCCTAATACCCAAGACTTCATTCTTCTATCGTCAGCTTGAGAAGCTCTATAACGAACGTGTAAGAATGGTCTACGGATATTTGTTCCTAAGATTTGATCATAAACAGTTGAAGTTCCTGCAGGTACCAAGATACCATCGATAGCAGACTCAGCTACAGCTCCACGAGTAGAAGCATCATTTAAGTATTTCCAATCTGTTTTGTAGAAATCATAAGAACCTCTACGGAAACCAGAGAATCCTAAGTTCAATGCCATTTCTTCAGAGTTTTCAAATAACCCGTAAGCAACACCACCAGCAGCACCAGAAGATAAAGAAGCTAACATATCATCAAAATCTAAAGATGTTTGACGGTTTAAGAACAACATGTTTTCTTCAATAGCACCTTGAGTATCTAAGTTTCTTAAGATTGAATCGAAATCAGCTAATCCAGCAGCAGCAGTAAAGTTATTTAATACGTTACCTCTTTCTTGAACAGCAGCGAATAAACCTTGTGTACCTTTTTTACCAGCAGCCAAAGCAGCAGATCCAGTAGCAGCTAATTCACCCTCTACAACAGCCATTTCTAAATAATCTTCGAAACGTAATCTTGTTTCAGATTCAGCTTTTAAGTACCACATAAATCCACCAGCACCATCTTCAGTAGCAATTTCTACCCATCCGATCTGTGCAGTATCAGAACCATTAACAACATATTTGTTACGGATGATAATTGGAGAGTTAGAGAATTGAGTAAAGCTTGGTTCGATGCTTGTATAATTATCGTTTGTTAAAGTAGATCCTTTTTTGTATTCAGAACCATAAACGAAGATTTTTAAATCATCCATTCCATCTGTAAATCCAGCAGCAGCTAAAGTAGCAGCAGTATAAGGAGCAACAGTTAAAGCACCAGTAGTAATGTTACTAGCAGTTACAATAGCTTTTACTTCTAATCCTGTAGCAGGATTCATAATAACGATAGTCTGATTAATAGAAATAACGTTTTGTACGAAATCAGCAGGGTTAGCTGGAGTTAAGTTAACTGGAATAAGTAATGTATTCGCAGCAGCACTTACTACATCAACACCTGTATAAGCAATGTGTAATCTATTTTGTTCTGACCAAATAACCTGATCTGAAGCCATTGGCATTTCGGCACCAACCATACGTAAGAAACCAGATAAAGTTCTGTTTCCATAACGCTCTACTTCTTGTTCGTAGATTTCTGGTAAATATTGTTGTGCAAAAGATACGAAATCCGCATTGTTAGGATCCGTAAAGTTTAGATAGTTAGTATCTAAAGCTTGTTGTTTCTGAGACGGTTTAATCGTCCCAAAGCTAGGCGTTACATCTGCCATAATTCTTTAATTTTAATTGTTAAATTTGTTTTTTATTTTTAGCTTTGTAGAATCAACACCATTAATTGCTTTAACTTTAAAACCATTTACAAATATTTCTCCACTAGCAGTTTGCCTTGGAGTGGCATTTATATTATTTGATTTTGCAGTTATCTCTTTAATTGCGTCTGCCTTACCTTGCTCATAAAAATGATTAGCTAAGGTGTCTACGTTTTCAGCAGCATACATTGCTTTGTGATAGCCTTTCAAATCTGTAACTTCCCCGTTGTCATTCAAGAACCTCTTGATTAGGTTTGTAATGTTTGATTGCTTATCTGCTACAACATCTGTATTTTGAATGCCATATCTAAAATTCTTTTCTCCTAACTTAAAATCAAAACCTTTGAAATCTTGAGAGAAAAAACTTTTTGTGTCATTCTTAAATTTAGAATGTTGAGTTTCTACAATTTCCTGCTCTTGTTGGTATCGGTTAAAAAAGTCAAGTGCTTTTTGTTGATCTTTATTTATACTTGGTCGTAACTTTACTTCCTCATAATACTTAGATTTAAGATCTTCTAAAAACTCTTTTGCTTTTGCAACTTCTTCCTTAAATGCGAGTTTCTTTTTACGGATGTCTCGCTCATCGTCTTCGTCCTCATCATAAGCAAATCGATCGTCCATTAAGAAATCAATCTCTTCTTCATTAAGATGTGGTCTAGTCTTTTTATAATATTCTTTTAATAATACCTCATTATTAACAGTTGAATAATCAGCATTCAATCTAATATAATCTTCTATTGATCCGCCTGTCTCCTCCATAAAAGAAACTAACTTTTCAATGTTCTCTGGTAATTGCTTACCGGTTGATTCTAATTCATTAAAAGCTTCTACAGCTTCAGCTTCAAGCTCAGCAGATGATGCGCTAATCTCTTCATCTGATACTTCTTGAATTACCGTAATGGTTGTTACTTCTTCTTTGCTTTCAACTTGGATGGTAGGGACTTCTTGTTCGGTGTTTCCTTGCTCCATTTTTTGCAATCCCATTTCGGGCTGTTCTGGCTGTAACACGCTTTCATTTGTGCTTTGCTCTTGAATGGCATCTGTATTTTCTGTTTTAATTGTTTGTAAATCAACTTTTGCAACTGCCGCAGGTTTATTTAATTTCTTTGGTGTTGTTCTTGGTTTTGGTTTTTGTAATTTAAAACTTCCTTCTTGTTTTACATTTTCTGACATGATATAATAATATAAAATTGGTTAATATTTTTTTACATAAGAGCTAAATCAAACTCGCCTAAACCTTGATCTTCGAAGTTCTTTGGTAAAGTATTATTTTTTCTTTGCTCTATAAGTTCTGATTGCTGAGTGGCTTGTATCTTTGTTCTTTGATCTTTACGATCTTCTGCTTGTCTTAATTTTTCGTTAGCGACTTGTATTTGTAATTGCCCTAACTCTAAATCATATTGGAATTGCTCTGCTAATAATAATTTCTTATTAGCAAGTTCTTGTTGCATTCTTTGTATTTCAAGATTCGCTTTAGCTTGTAACACTTGAATTTCTGTTTGGGCTAATGCTTCTCTTTTTTGTACTTCAGCCATTGCAGCGGCTTCTGAAGCTTGCGCTTGTGCTTCACCTTGAGCTCTAATATTATCTTGCTGAACAGCTTGATCTCTTTCTTGCTTTTTCTTCCTCTTGTATTTAAGCGCTTGATTAGCTAAATCTATGTTATTAATTCTATTCAAATCAATAACATCCTCTAAATCAATTCCTCCAGATTGTAAAGCTATTTGTACATTTCTTTCGAATGCAGCTTTTTCTTCTTCTTCTGGCTCTAATTCAAGGAATATACCAAAGTCATGTAGATTAAGATTTTCAATCTCCTTTAGGGTTTCTACATTGAACAAAGAAATACTTTCTATCAATGCTTGTTTAGTTAATGGGAAATTTAATGAATCATTAATTCTAAGTGATACATTTTCACATACTCTTAAGGTTAAATATAAACTTGCATCTTTTATGTGTCTAGTAGCAGTATTAGAATTTGCAGCGGCCATTTTTTGTAAACCAACTAAAGCATCTCTATCTGGAGTACTTCCATCTCTTGCTTCGTTTAATCCGGTTACATCCCTTATCATTTGTAAATAATATTGGTATGTTCCTATTAAAGCTTGGATCTTAGCATTACCATTAGATGTTTGTAATTCTTGAATAGGCACTTTGCCTGGATTCATTCCACCATCTTGGGACATAGATCTACCAACAATAGATCCAGTTTGGAAATACATATTAAGTGCTTCCGCTGGATTATAGTTTGTTCCATTACCAAGATCAACTTCTGCTAATCCATCAACATCAACAAATACTCCATCAGGAACCATTCTTGATAATACCTGTTGCAGTTTTAAATGCGTTAATTGGATCATATCAGCAAATGTAGTAGTTCTACTTACTAATGATTCGATTCTTCCTTTATATATTCTTGGAGCACAAATGGTATAATTCATTTGCACTTTTGTAGTATCAGCGTATGGACGAGTCATATTCTCAGCTAACTTCCATTCTAGCATTTTTTCAAAACCTAAAATTTTAGCTCCTGAATATAATACCTCTATACTTCTAGATACTCTTTTAAAATTATCATTTTCAGGTGGATCAAAACTATCGTCTTTTTCAATAGCTTTCTCTAAACCTTGTTCTGTTTGTTTTATTTTAAATACTTGGTTTGAATATGTTTTATATTCAAAGTACAATACTTGTACAGTAGTATTATCATTACTTTGTCCTGGGTAATTACGTATGTAATTCATATCTCCAGGATACTTTTCAATTTCTTTTAAATCTTCATCAGATAAATAAGGAAACTGTTTTTTTAATTCTTCTAAACTAATAGCTTTAACTTCTCCAACATAATATACATCTTCAAAGTTTGGATCTTCTGTATAAGAATATACCAAGTTAGCTGGATCAACATAATCAATAACAATACCATTAGCAGCATTCCATGATGTTTTTGCACATGCAATACCTATAACGGCTAAATCGTAGTTTAATCTTTTTGCTATTAAATCATATTTATTAGTAGCTAATATCTGGTTGATTACTTCTTCTTCAGCTATTTCTATTGAAGGTTTGTAATCTAATTGCAATCTCATTTCTAATTCTTCTTTACTTTCTGGAAGATTAGAAGGATCTGCGCTATTATATAAGTTAGCACCTAATTTGCTTTGGATCTCATCTAAAAGATCTTTTGCCATCATATCTCTAATTATACCTGCTGCATAATCAGTTTTAGCTTTAGTAGATGCTGGATCTTGAGCATAAGCTTTTATACTATAACTTTTGTTAGATATACCATTAACAACTATATCTACAAATTTTGGCAATATAGGAATAGGTTTCCAATCTAAGTTAAGGTAAGATAAATCACCATTAATTGCTAATTCATCTTTATATTTTTGTATAGGTTGTTCGCCTCTAGCATAAAGTCTAAGTCTATGGAAGTTTTGCCAATTAGAACCAAATCTATCATTGCCAGCTCCTCCAACTCTATCTCCTCTAAACCATTCGTTTTCAATAGCTCTACCAACTAAAGCTCCGTATTCGAGTGATTCCTTTACACTATCAGGTACTACCTGGCTTGGAAAAGAACTGTTACTATTAGTATAAATCATTTATTATATTATTTTTGAAGTATTGCCATTATTGTCGTATCTCTTAAAACTCAAAGGTACTGCTTGTTTCTGCACCTCATAAACAGGAGTATACATGTGTTTATTGCATGCCATTATTGCTAATCCCGAGCTAATAGAGGCATCGTGCTTAGTTCTATTGCTAATATCGAATCTTGCCCAATCATTTAATGTACGTTGAAAATACATTGATCCAAAGTTTTCTCCCTGGATACCAACATGGTTTTCAATATATGTTTCTATTGCTGCAGCATGAGCTTGTATAATATCTTGTCCTGAATTTGGTATACCGCCTATCTCTTTTTCTGTAGGTGATAATTTATTCCAAACTTTATCTGGGCGATTCATTGAAAATCCTCTATAACCTCTTCTCTTAAAATAATATAGTAACCTAGCTTTGTTATTCTCAGCAAGTATTGGCATACCATAAAATACGCAAGCCATTAAAACTTCCTCAAAGAATATTTCAGCTGTTTGTGGTCTAGCTATATATTCAAGAAAAAAATGATTAGCAGGAATGTTTTCCATTGAGAACTTTGTAAGCCCATGTAATGCACCATTAGATCCTCTTGAATCCACTGTTCCTGAAATGTCATAACTATCGCAACCAAAAGCACCACAGTGCTCATTGCCAGGATATTTCATTCCATCTTTTATTATTACGCGGTTTTGCAAGTATTTATCGGGAACCCAACTAATAAGGAATCTACCATCTTGATTTGGATAAAATATTACCTTAGAATCTTGTATACCATTTTCCCATTGAAAGCTTCCACGTGTTAATACGCTAGAGTGTCGTAAGTCATCATTATAATCAATCTGTTCGTATATCTTAGTAAGATTGAATAATGCTTGTTTAGCTTCATCTCTAAAAGCATGTTGTTCTGTTCTAGGAAACTGTCTATAGTATTCATTTAAAGCGTCAGAGTCTGATTTTAAACCTTCAACCTCGTTTTGCCAGTGTTCAATAACTCCTGCATCAATCCATTTACCATCAACACCTTTTATTGGCTTTTCTGGAGTATCGAAGACAGGTAAGCCATGAGAATCAATGAATCCCTCGTAGGACCATTCCATAGGTATGAACAAACTATATAATC